CGAACCGTTGTTCTATAAAATCATATATTATCATTATAAACCTCCAGTTAAATAGTATGCTGATATGGTAAGGTAAAAGAGAACTAAAATAGCCCTCACGAATCCCCAATTAAACAACCGCATAGTGAACTCCATTGAATACGCTGTACGCATCCTTAGTTTTGGCTACTTCCTCAGTTACTTGCCTAATTTTGCCAAGGTATTCTATCTCGTTAGGAAAATGCAACCTAGTATGCCCATCTGGATATTGAATTGCAACGCAGTCTTGCTGAAATCTATCCAAGCCAATCATTTCAATGCGCTCGATATCGTCAACACCTGGCAATTCTACGAAAAATGTGCGTTCGTGGTGTCCATCGTAAAAACCTTGACCCTCAACATGGTGCAATTTAGATTGACGTAACATTAGTTTCAATTGATTGGTACGTGTTTCATTCTCTTGCGGTGTTAGTCCTTTACGTTCTGCTGAAATTAGTGCAAATTGTTTAAAAATATTCATTTATAACCTCCTAAGCTATATTGTTTAGTTTTTTGATTTGGTTCCACCATAAAGACGTGCGTTCAACGGACCTGCGACACTCGTCACGTTCTGCGTCCCATTGAACCTCAACCTCGGTAGGTATCGGTGGTAAATTAATAATGTTAGTTGATATTGTTTGAGTTGTGTCGGACATTGTAACCTCCCAGAAATAATGTCTTGCATTAATTTATACTAATTAAATATACTTGTCAAGTTGTGTCTTTAAATCGTTTAGTGAGCTTTCTGCTTTCTTCTTATCCGCAATCATTTTCCTTTTAATGATAATGTCTTGCTGTACATCTTCAACACTGCGTCCATATAAATCTGCAATTGCTACTGCGTTTACTTGATCGAAACTCTTATCTGATTTTGCTGCTTCGATAATGTCTAGTGTACATTGTAGATTAAACATGTTTCCTCCCTTTGTTTTGATCTATATATACTATAACAGATTTAACGCACAATGTCAATAAAAAAAATAAAAAAATATAAAAATAATCACCTGCAAGATACGTGCCAACAAGGCTACTCTCCACACACAGACAATCCATGCAAGTCTCGTGCCAGAACCATGCTCCAGCCTAAGCCAGCCTAAGCACCCCCCGCAAAAATTTAGGGGGTAGCGCAGATATACTGTTTTACAATATAAAGTATATGCATCGACACGTATTTTTTACACCCCCTAGACATGTAACCCCCCGTAATTAGGCTCCCTTAGGTAATAGTGTAGTTTTTTACTGGAAAAGAGCATAGTCTACCCCCCAAAGGCATAAGCGTAGCCCCATTTAGACATGAGCGAAGCGAAATGTCTAAAAAGCCGCCATCCTAATGTTGACATGTGTAATATAGTATGCTAAGGTAAAAAGATGCGGAAACCAACTAAATTTAAGTCAGGTTGCTATAACTGGCAAATATACTGGAGTCAGGAAGAAGCTGAGGAAATGTATGGAAAAACAGATACACATACAAAAACCATTACGATCTACAAGTGTAAGAACGACGAAATCGTTAGGGAAACACTCCTGCATGAGCTACTCCATGTTGTTATGGAGGACAAAGCAGAAGCAGTATTTAATTTCGATCCTGACAAAAAAGAATATGACAAAGAGGAAAACCTTATCAGATTAGTATCGCCAGTATTAATGCAGCTTATAATAGATAATCCTGAATTATGGCAATTCCTAAGCAAGGGTAAGAAATGAGCGAAGTAAAGTCAAAATATGACCTAAGTACGGCTAAATCTATGTTTATGGATTTTAAACCCCTAAAAGAAATAGCTAAAGTACTAAATATTAAGTACAGAACACTGGTATACCACAAAAACAAGTGGGAAGAAGAAAGAAACCTAATACGTAAAGAAATTTTGCGAGACTTAGCTGATAACAAGAGAGCGATTTTAGTAAATCTTACATCAAACTCGCTTGATTGTGTAGATAGAGCTATAGAAGATCTAAAAAAGAGAGATAAACCACCATCAATACATGAAGCTCGATTGCTAACCAATATTGTGTCTGAGATTGATCGTATAATCAGACTAGATGACGGAGAGCCTACCGATATCATAAGTGAACACAAGCCTTCTACGGTAATAGAGCTGAAGGCAAAACTAAAAAACGACCCATTCTATATAGAGGATGCGTCCTACAGGGAGATTACAGATGAAACTACTACTAGCACTACTGCTTCTGATTCCGACACTAGCTCTGAGTCAGATAACACTAACAAAGAATAACCATGTTTTATTTAAAGGAGTTGTAAATGCCGAAAAAGTTGGAAAAGCTGCAAAAGAGTTACTTAAACTCAGTTTCAAAACTAAGCCAGGGGACACGATATATCTTGTTCTTGATAGCCCTGGTGGTAGTGTCTACGATGGGCTCAATTTTGTTCAGTTATTTGCTACGATACCTCGGAATGTGGAGTGCATAGCTCTTAAAGCACATTCTATGGCACATCATTTTTTACAAGCATGTCCTGGCAAAAGACATGGTGTAGCAAACATGGCATCTATGGCTCACAGAGCAAGAGGTGGTTTTTTTGGCACATTTAATAAAGGTGATGTAGAAAAACAATTAGAATTATGGACAAACATTGTACAGTCTATGGAAAAAGTAAATGCTAAACGTATGGGACTAAGTTTAAAAAAATACCAAACTCTTGCAAAAGAAGAATATTGGTGTCATGGGTACGATTGTGTAACTAAAAATTTTGTAGACTCAATTGCAGTAGTAGGATGTAGTGAAGAATTAGTAAACGAAGAAACTAGTAAAGAAGTAAATAGTTTTTTTGGCAGATATAAAATATATGAATCTAAATGTCCTCTTATAGGTATGATTCGCTTTGAAAGAATAGGACGACCTAGAAGATAATGAGTTTAATAGATCTAAAACCTAGCGATGCACTGTATCTACAAATCATGGAAGATTTACATAAATACTGGGCTCCTCACAGTGGACAAGTAAAAGTAGGCATGCCTCTTATAAAAGGAGACGTAGGTACTGTTTTTATACAGTGTGGACGAAAGTGGGGTAAAACAGATTTTGCAGCGTATATGTTATGGAGACATGCACTGTTACATCCAGGGTCTACATGTTACTACATTACTCCAGAACTGTCCCACGGTAGAGAAATTATTTGGCATAACGGTAGACTAAGTCAATTTGGTAGAGAAAAAGATACACAAGGCAGAACTAAACCAGGGGGAGAAGAGCCTTTAAAAAAATACATTAAACATATAGCAAATACTGACTCACGTATTACATTTAAAAATAATAGTAGTATAAAAATTGTAGGTTCAGAAAACTGGGCTGCTGCTAACGGTCTAACGCCAGATTTTGTAGTGTATGACGAGTTTAAAGTATTTCATCCTATGTTTCACACAGAAATGAACCCGAACCGTATTGTACGTAAGGCACCTCTTGTAATAATTGGTACACCGCCTAAGCCAGGAGATAGAAACCAAGAACAGTACATGGAGTTTGCTGATGAATGTCTTAAAAGAAAAGATTGCGCACACATTATCGCCTCATCTTATGATAACCCTCACATGCCTAAGGAGGAAATCGACAAAGAAATTGAAAAGCTCAGGGTACGTGGTGAAGATGATGTTATCAAACGAGAGTATTTTGGCGAAATCTCTCTCGGAGGACGGAACGCTATTTTCCCCATGTTTGATGCCAAAAAACTCAGACCCTTTCAAGGAGTAATGCGTGAACTACAAAAAGATCTTAAAAAACTTGATTGGTATTGTATTACTGACCCTGGCTCCACTACTTGTTTTGCCGTGCTTTTTGCTGCTATCAATCCTTATACTAAACAGGTGTATCTTCTTGATGAACTCTACGAAACTAGTCAAGAAAATACGTCAGTGCGTCAGATTTATCCTAGAATAAAAACAAAGATGAAAGAATTAAATCCTTACATAGATATAGAAGATTGGTATAAGGTATATGATGAAGCTGCAGCGTGGTTTTCTACAGAACTTATGGGTCAATTTGGAGACTATTTTATGCCTACAGCAAAACATCTACATAAAAAAGATAACGGACTATCCTTATGTAAAGATCAAATTATATACAATACACTTACTTTTACAGATCGTATGCAAAAATTAAAATGGGAAATACAACAATATGTACGTACAGATAAAGGCGATGTACCTAAGAAAAATGACCATTTAATAGATTGTTGGAGGTATTTAAACGCTGCTGCAAACTATGACATGAATGAAATAATAGAAAAAAAGAAAACAGCACTAGACAATGATAGGGGATGGAGAAGTATAGAAGACGATTTAAACGATGTAGGAAAAGAAAACGATTGGACGTATAAAATTATCCCTTGGGAGGACTAACTTATGGATATTACTCAAATTTCATTAATTTTTTCAATTTTAGCTTGCATTTTATGTGCAATTCTGTTACCTTTTACTCTGTATGCTCTGATTTTGGTGAAAAGTTTAGAAAAACAAACTCACACCGTACAATTTATGCCAGCCGAAGAAGCTCTCAACACTGAGAAGTTTGCTGATCCTGATAAAGTATTTGAAGAAATAAATCAAGAGCAAAAAGACGAGAATGAAGAAATATACAGAATGGTATAGGAGCTTAAATGAGTTATTTTGACGAATTAGGAGATGATAGACCCGATAAAATTAATGTCAAACCTTACCATACAGTCGATAAAGAAGATCCAAAAAAAGTATTAGAATGGTGTAATAAAGTAGTAGAAACACTAGAAAAACAAGCAGTAGCTAGAAATGCTAAATGTAGAAAAAACCTAGAAACCTATAGAGGGGCTAATACTAATATCAAGCGTACAGATATACGACGATCAGAGCGTCAATTTTTAAACAAAGTTAACAAATTTGTAGTAAATCATTTACATGACATGACAGAAACCAGGATATCTCAATTATCTAGATTAAAACCTGCTGTAAATGTATTACCTACTAATGACGAGTACGAAGATAGAAATTCAGCAAAAGCTGTAAAATATTTAGTAGATCATTTGTGGTATATAAACAATATAGAAGAATTAAGACAAAAAATGTTAAGAAATGCTTTTATTTTTGGCGAATCTTACTGCTTTGTAATGTGGAACAAAAACAAAGGTGATTTACACCCTATGTATGTAAAAGCTAGAGATATGGGTATATCTTTAGATTTTTTAGACGAAGAAGGCAACCAAATATTTGATTCTGACGGAAAAGCTATGCAAATAGATCCTGAACAACCTATAAGAATAGGTGATATAGATTATCAAGTAGAAGTGCCTTGGCGAGTACATTTACAAAGACAAAAAGACTATAATAAAGTAGAATACTGTTTTAGAATATCAGTAGAATCTACAGAAACACTTAAAAAAGATTACCCTAAACAAGCTGCAAAACTAAAATCTAATCCTACAGTAAAAGCTTTTGATTCAGACGATCTTACAGAACATTTGCTAGAAGAAGATACCGTAATATACGAATTTTTTCATAAGCATACAAAACACTGTCCAGGTGGAGCATACGTTAAATTCACAAGAGATGTTATATTAGAAATGGAAGATTTACCTTATTCTCATGGTAAATTACCTTTAATTAGAGTTACAGATATGGATGTACCAGAGCAATTAAATGGCATATCTCAATATGAGCTAGTAAAACCAATTCAGACCATGCATAACAATCTATCTACACTACTAGCTAAAAACATATATATGATGGGACATGCTAAATGGGTTATGCCTAGAGGTGCTTGTAAAATAGAATCTTTAGGTAATGACAATACTATTGTACAATATCAAGGTCCAGTACCTCCTCAAATGTTACAGACAACCCCTAATCCTCCAGAAGCATACGCATTTAGGGATTCTTTACGTAACGAAATGGGACAAATATATGGTATACAAGGTGTATCTAGAGGAACGCCTCCTAAAGGTATTACTGCAGCCGTAGCTTTACAATTTTTAAACGAACAAGAGCAAGAACGTAACAGCACTACAGTTATAAAGCATAATGACATGATTAAAGACCTTGCAAAGATGACTATAGCTGTATGTGGAGATTATTATGAACCTGACGATGGACGTATGTTACGTATTGTAGGAGAAAACAATAAATATACTATACGACACTTTAATTCTGCTAATTTACATAAAAACTATGATGTAAGATTAGAGTTAGGGTCAGGATTACCAGAAAGTAAAGCAGGTAAAGTACAACGTATTATTGAAGTAATGCAAATGAAACCTAATCTACTATCTGACGAAAGATGGGTAGATTTACTAGATTTAGGTAATACAGATAAGATGAATAGTCTAATGACAGTATCAATTAGATCAGCAGAATCCGAAAATGAAGATATTATGGCAGGTAGACCTGTAGCTGATCCGCAAGATTTTGAAGATCATATTTTACACTGGAAAGTACATACTAAAGCTATACAAGAACGTACATTTAAAGAAGAATGTCCTCCTCAATATAGAGAAGAAATGCTAGAGCATATTGCCATACATGAATTTTTATTAGTAGAAAAAGCAAAAGTAAATCCAATGCTAGAAGCAAAACTAGCTGAACTACCTAATTTTCCTATTTTTCCAAATGGATTTACACCTAGATCAGCAGAGCATCAGCAAATAGTTATCCAAGGTCAAGCAAATCAAGGTTTACCTTTATCAGGACAAGTACCTGGAAAAGATAAATCAGAAATTGAAGATAAAGAAGAATTACTAAAAGGGAGTAAAAAATGAGTGAAAAGATAGAAAATGTAGAGCCTATCACAGAAACAGAAATGAACGAAATTAATCAAACCGTTGATTTAGATCCAAAAGCAGCAGAAGAAGCAAGTATATTATCTTTTGATGAATTAGATCAGTTAACAGATGGGAGAACAGGAGAAGAATTAGTAGGTGAACTTAAAAAAGAGAGTAAGACAGAAGAGAACAAACCAGAAGTTAAAGCTGAAGACAACGATGAAGAGGCTGAAAAGGGATCAGAAGAGGAACAAGGCGAAGCAGAAGTTTTTGAAGAAGAAATCAAAAAACTTATTGCGAAAAGCGGAGAATCGGATATTGAAATCTCGGCTAATGCGTTATTTAACCACAAAGTCGATGGAGAAGATGTAGATGTAGAGCTACAAGAATTATTAAATAATTATAGTGGTAAAATATCTTATGATAGAAAATTTCAAGAATTATCTGAAAAAAATAAAAATTTTAAAAGTGAGTATGATTCTTATGTTAGTGAAAAAAATCAAATACGTGATTATATAAACACTTTTAACGAAAAAATAAAAAACGAAGATGCTATGGGTGCTCTTGAGTATATAGCTGGTTTTAGTGGAATGGAGCCTTTGGCTTTTAGAAGGGAACTCCTAAACCAACTAACACCAATTATAATGGATAGAGCAAATATGACCCCAGAGCAAATTGAAGCCGACGATTTAGCAGCGCAAAATGCTTATCTAAGGCAAAAATACGAGTCTGTCCAAGAACAACAAAGAGAAGAGCAAGCCTTAAAGGAACTCCAATCTGAAATTGCAAATGTACAGGAAGCTCAAGGTATATCGGAAGACGACTTTTCTAAGGCTTACGAAGAACTGTTGGAAACTGAGTATGAAGGAGATATTACACCGCAAGCTGTAGGAGAGTTTTATGCTCACATGACAGCGTTCTCCAAAGCGGAAGAAATCTTAAATCAAGTCAGTCCAATGCTTGCAGAACAAGAGGAAATTGTTGACAACCTTCAAAGTGTGATTGTGGAGAATCCTGCTTTTGATAACGACGATTTGTTGGAGATTGTGCAAGAAGTTTATGGTGACGTTAAAAAAGAAGTTTCCCAAAAAGTTTCTAAAAAGGCAGAAGCCCCAAAGAAACAAATTGAGAAAAAGTCTACTAAACAGAATTATGTAGACTTTGATGATTTATAAACTTTAAATAAGGAGTAAAAAATGGCTAGTGAAAGACAATTTAGTTTATCCGAAGCTTCCGCCCTATTTAAGATTAAGTACGAAAAGCTTTCTGAGAATGTATATAACTCTGCCAACGTGCTTTTAGGGCGAGTAAAAAAATCTTACAATTTTACTGGTAAACAACTACAGATTACTGTACCACAATCTTTTGCAGGTGGTGTAGGTTCTGGTACTTTACCAAAAGCAAACACAGCTATCTATAGTGAAGCGGTTATTACAGCTAAAAAAATGTACGCTGTTGTAGAAATTGACCGTGAAACTATAAAAGCTGCTCTTTCTGACGAAGGATCTTTTGTTAGAGCTACTAAAGAAGTAGTACAAAAAGGTGTTGAATCTTTTATGAGAAACATGTCTCGTGCATTGTTTAGTGACGGATCTGGTATTCTAGGAACTGTATCTTCAGCTTCAGGTAGTGTATCTGAAATTAATGAGATTGATGAAGTAGCATTAGATCCTTCTGCATCGGCTGTAAATCCAGATTCTACAAAACTTGTTATCTCTGATTTTAAAGAAGCAAACTTTGAAGAAAGAGATCTTGTTAATATACTACGAAGTGGTAGTATACAAGGTGGTAGTTCTCCAACTACTTTAGAAATTCAATCAGTAGATCCTTCTGGGTTTGTTGTATTGAAAGGCACAGGTCATAGTTTACAAGCTGGGGACAAACTTGTTATGCAAGGTTCTCACAATAATGACCCAAAAGGTATCAAAGGTATTCTAGATAAAACGTCTGGAGACAACTATGGTATTTCAGTTAGTCGTAGATGGAAGGCTACACAAGAAGATGCAGCACAAGCAGGTGTTTCTACAGACCTTTTAAACAAGGTAATGCTTCAGATTAAGAAAAAGTGTGGTAAATCACCTAATCTAATTGTTTGTTCTTACAAGCAATACGAAAAGATTCTTAATCTATTAGAAGACCAAAAAAGATATACTGTTAACACTAGAGCTGGCTTAAAGTCAAAATCCGGTGCTGACCTTTCTTTTAGCGGTGTAGAATTTATGTCAATTGACGGACCTATCGGGATTTTCCCAGAGCGTTTCGTTGAAGATGACAGAATTTATCTTCTAAATGACAGCCATATTCACATTCATCACAGACCAGACTTCGGTTGGTTTGACGATGACGGAACTGTTTTCCTACGTAAAGCTGATAGCGATGCGTATGAGGCACGTTACGGTGGGTATATGGAAACTTACATTAACCCTGTTTTTCATGGTGTAATAAGTAACCTATCGGTTTAATCTAAAAGAGTGGAATCCTCCCTGCCACTCTCCCCCAGCTAATCAAATGGTTGGGGGTTTTTAGGGAGTTACATTTGAGATTAACCAAAGGAGACAACAATGTTAAGATCAGTAAAAAGTACGCAAAGAAAAATGAGACAACTTGAATTAGTTATCCAAGCAGATGCAGCAGATGATACAGAACTTGCTGGGACGTCTGGTTTAAAAGGACCAGCAGCTAAACAAGTAAAGTCATGTAAAAGAGACAATGCTACTGGAGTATTTGTAATTGAATTAATGCAACCTTTTGCAGACGAGCCTGTTATAGTAGGAACTAATATTTCTGCTACTAAAGGCGATAATAGAAAAGGTGGAGCTTCTGCAGATAGAATACAAATAGCGTATGCATCAGCTTCAGAAAAAACTAGTCTTGTAATCATTGGATCTGATACAGCAGAAAAGTACTAAATAAACTAGCCCCTTCGGGGGCTTTTTTGGAGATATAGATGGCATCTACGGATAAGAAAAAAGTTAAAATTACAGAAAGTAGCAAACAAGCTAATGTAGACATTACGTCCGAGACTATAATGTTACCTGCTGACTCTGCTGATGAAGTTATTGTAGCTAAAGTACCTAGTGCTGCTAACTGTACTAGCGGTGTAAACGTAGAAGTAGAAATGTCTCCAGACGGCACTAATTGGTGTCCAGCACTTAGAAAAGAAGTAGTAACTACAGCAGGGAGTAGTACAGCAGCAGTTATAGGTAACGAAAAGTACGTTGATCTACAAAAAAAAGCTCCTGTATATAATTCTTACGGAAAAGGCAGGTTAAATTTTGACATTAACGGAAATACAGTACAGTCTGACAGCTTAGGTACAGGAGCTAGAGATTCACTAGATCAACATATAGCTGTAAATAAATCATTTAATTATAGTATGTGGGTAAACTCAAGTACTCAACCTACATCTACATATAAACCTGTGCTTTTTAGGCACGGTGGAAAAGACGATTTTGAAAATACAAAAGTAGTATCCCTTACTGCTGGAACATCAGGAGCCACAAGTACTGTTAATACTAGAAGTGCTTTAGGCACCGTTAACAGTAGTAATACTCCAACTAATTATGATTTTCATCTTGGCGGAACAGCCAGTACTTTGCCAGGTCTTTTACCTGATCAAGCAGGGTATCAATCATATACAAATAGGATGCCTTCCTTAATGGAAGCGTGGTCTATTTCTTGTTGGGTTAAAATAGGAAATACAGGAGATACATTAGGCACTAGTGATTATGTAGCTGTATGGGGGTTTGGAAGTAATGTAGGAAAGTTTCAACTTTTTACTTATGACGGTCATTTAAGAGCATCTATAGGTCAGACTGGGGGAACAGAAGTTGTGGCTCAATGTGGTTCAGCTAGAACAGCAGGGCAATGGTATCATTGTGTAGTTACAAAATCAGCAGGTACAGGCTCAGTAGGATCTGGTAATCAAACAGATCAAGGTGAACTTAAATTATACATAGATGGGGCTCTTCATGACACGCAAGCAATAGGAACTACTTTAAATGACGGTAATTTTTACTCACAGACAATTAATTCTACTTACATATCAGGACCAAGATATTACAATACCAATAATTACAGATCTACAGGTTTAGTAGAAATAGATGAATTATCTAGTTATAACACTAATTTACATTCAGATGAAGTATATGCATTAAGAAATGGTACTAAAGCTGTAGACCCTACTACTATACCTGTATCAGGAAACAAAAATATACCTGCAAAAATATCTACTTATTTTAGATTTGGGGATGCTAGTAATGATAATGTTACTGGAGCACAAGCTTATAATCAAATAGATAATGCATATAGAACAGCTAATAGTAGATCTACTATAGCTACAGACCCAGGCACTACAACTATAGAATCTTATAATTCTAGAGGTACATTTACTTTAATGACCTCAAGTGATACTTTATATAATGCATCTTCTTCTTCAATAATTAGTAAAACTACACAAAATTTAGCTCAACGTATAGCTTATTCAAACACTAGCGTTGTGCAATCTGGAGCTGTTAAATCAACAGGTTATCAAGCAAGATTAGGCGACCCTTATCAAGATTGGACAGTTGTTCATTGGTCAACTCCTTATAAAGCAGATAATACTACCCCTATAAATGCGCAAACTGGTCAAGTTACTATTGCCTATGGACCTACAGCACAATTTTATAGCTCTGATGGCACTAAAAGATGGACATGCGATAATAGTATTTACTTAGGTGGACAAAACTCTAGGTTACAAGTAACTAATGGCTGGTATGGAATCTCAGGTAATTATATTAGTGGGTATGGAAGTAGCGTACCTGATTTATTTAATGCTGCGTATGCATATCCTTATTCGTCTAGTGGACCTTCCGCTCCTGGTAATGAACAAAGTATAAAAAATGAAAGTTTTCTTCTAGCATTTACAAATTCTCACAATTCTTCAACTGGGCAAAGCGTAACTACACGAGTAGTATACAATGCAATAGGTACAAAAATATTTGAAACTGCAATTACCTGGGAGCCTACAGGAACAATGCCTACTACACCTAATTTTTTTAATAGAACAGACGAAACAGTTTGTTATGATATTGCTTTAAATAATGCTCAAATAGAAGCTCATTTTCAAGATCACCCTACTCAAAAACAAATTGATCCTACAAACACTTCTTCTATAACTTATACAACTACTCCAGTTATATCTCCTGTAGATCCTTCTACATTAAATACATGGTCAAATGCTATACTACATATTAGAGGAGGAGATGCTTCAGGAGATTCTGTCACTGGACTAACAAATGTAAAAGGAGCTAACACACATTTTCCAGCAACGATTACAAAAAGTTCATCTGATTTAGTATTTAGAGATATAGGTTCTACTAAAGGTGCTCATTTAGCATCTAATGATAGCCAAAATATATTTAGTATAAATAATAATTTATCTATATCTGGTTGGTTTAAAACTACTGGATCAGGAACATTATTTAGTAACTCAAATGATGGGTTTGGAGGGCTAAGATGTGTTTTAAGTCCAACTAATATAAGTATTAATACAGGAAACCAAAGTACTTTATTTTCTCATGGGGGAACTTTAACCGACGATAATTGGCATCATATAGTTTTTACAAAACCTACAACATCTTCACCTGCATGTAAACTGTATTTAGATGGCGTTGAACAAGCAAGCTCTCCTTTTACTTTAACCAATATAGATGATAGTTATTTAAAAGGAACTCAAGGATTTACGTTATTATCTGATGGCGTAGAAAATATTAATAAATCAGGTTCACCTGCATCTTTAGACAGCTCTAAGCTAATGGCTGCAGTATCTAACTGGTCTTTACATAAAGAAATATTAGATCAATATGCAGTAAAACAATTATATAGTAATGGACATGTACGTAATATAAAAAATTTACCTAGTGTATCTGCTACTGATATAGAAGCTTGGTGGCAATTAAATAATACTACAAATGGTGGAGTAGATGTAATAAATGGTAAAAATTTAGAAATTGTAGATGTAGCTAATACAGCTACTTTAAATGCTAAAGCAATACAAGCTTCTACATTAACGTCCGTTGCAAATGCAGCTACTAGAGATTTTTTATTAACTGGTAATATGAATCCTTTTGGGGATAACAATGATATGCCAAATTTAAATTCAGCTTTTTCTATGAGTTTTTGGTTAAACATACCTAGCTCAGGATCTACGTGGGATGCTATTTTTGCTTTTTCTGCTACCGATACTAGAAACCATTTTAAACTAATAAATTATGGAACTAATTTATCATTTAGTTTTGCAGGATTAGCGGAAGGAGCTGATTACAGTGTACCTTATTCAGGTAAATTTAATGCTTGGCATCACATAGTAATGGTAAAACCAGAGGGAAGTCCTCAAGATATAGTAGTATTTATAGACGGAGTTAGACAAACTGTTACACAAACATATAATACAAATGATTATGCTGATCCAGCTACTACTGCTTGGGATAATCAAACGGTATCTGAGTTTTATTTATTTGGAAACGGAAGATCTTACAACTCAGCTTCTTCAGGAGCGTTTGGAAGTAATCGTACAGGCAGAGTTTTTAAATTAGATGAGTTAGCTTTTTTTACAGGAGCTTTAACTCATAATACCAGTCTTGCTGGAAATGTTGCTACAGGACAAGTTAATGAATTATGGAACTCAGGTAATTATAAAGATTCCTCTGCTATATCTACTGTATCTGGGGTAACTTTACAAAAATATTTTAAGTTTGG